TCAGACCTCCAGATCCATCCGGGCAAACAGGCCGGGGCCGAAGCGATCAGACATTTGCGCCACCTCGATCTGACAGCTTCCTGTCACCCCATCGCTCGCAATCTCCGCGGCACTATAGGTCCACACCGGTTCCGAGACGAACGTTTCGCGCAGGATGGTTCCCCCCTGACGGACACGCACCATGTATTGCTCAAAGGCTTCCCCAAGCGGAACATCTCCGATCCCCCATTGGTCCCCCTCAAGACGGGTGCGCCGGATCCAGCTGATCTCTTGTCCTCCGATCCCATCAGAGCTTGCCTTCAGATAGGCCGGGGCATAGGGGCGCAGCCCGTTCCCTTGAAACGCCTGCACAACATGCTGAAAGCTCGGGTCGCTGACCGGCAGACGAGCCGCCCCGATCCGATAGTGGCGTTCAACCCCTCTGGAGGACATGGCGAGGTCGATCTGCTCCGGACGACCATCCAGAAGCACGAAGTAGCTGCCGACCGGCCAGCTTTCCGGCATCAGGGCATCTGTGCCCAGCTGACCACGCAACCGACCTGAGATCTCATAGGTCCGCGTGTCGACAAGCGTGGCGGTGGTGAATTGGAAAATCTCCCAATTGTCCGGCGTCCCATCCCCGATGGCGGCGATATTGGCCCCATTGAGCACATCTGCCAGCGCGGCACTGGACAGGGAACCGTCAATCAATTTCACCCGCAAGGCCGCCCCGTGGTCCAAAACAGCTGGGGGCGCGATATCCAGTTCGGTCTCAGTCAGCCCAATGACCGAACGAAGGTCAATCACGGTATTCAGAGCATACCCGCTGTCAGATGCAGACCCATAGGCTGCGGCCTTCCCAAGCCACGGCCTGGAAGACACCGCCAGATAAGGCGCATGGGGCACCTCGTCCCCACGGATCAGGGGCAAGTCAAGGAACAGCGGAAAGGCAGGCGCAGGCGCGACGAAGCTGACCGGTGTCAGGCTTTCCTCGACATTCGCCGAAGCCCCGTAGATCCCGGTCTCAACGCGCGTGGCCTGCACCTGCTGGACACCGGCCTGCTCGACCTGATCCATACGATAGAACTCGGTTCCGGCGTCCGTTTCGATCTGCACGATGTCCCCGGCCACCTTGCCAAGATCAGACGGGGGCATGGCAAAGCTGGCGCGGTCCCGGGCGACGCGTGCTTCGGATAGCCAGCGTTCGGTGATTTCCAACGCTTCATTTGCGGTCAGGATCAGGGGGAACTCTGATTGCGACACGGTCTGAATGTCATCATCCGGGAAACTGGATTCGGTCGAGCGCAGCTCATAGCTGCCTTCGCTTTCCACATAGGTCAGGCGCACCCGCCCCACCATATCCGGCTCACCATCCCGCACGCGTTCCAGGCTGCTGTCACGGTCAGGCGACAGGGCTAGCTTCTCCGGGTCGAGCACATGGTCCACAACCCCGCTCCGTGACCTGAAATGCAGCACCCCATCATATTCCGCGGCCTCCATACCATAAGCCAGCATCAGAGGCTGCAGCGCAGACCGTCCGGCCGAGATATCCTTGACCACATAGCCGCGCACCAACCCATGGAGCTTGGAGACATCATAGCGGGTCACACCGGAGCGTTCGCAGACCTCTGACACAACAGATGCGAGCGAACGAGAGGAACTGCGCCCATTCAGCCAATGACCACGCAAGTAGTTCTCCCCATCACTCCAAAGCTCGAGATTCATCGGAAACTCCGGATAGGGGCGCGCGTCCCAGGCCCAGACATGGGCACGGTCCATATCCACCATCTGCACATCCGTTGCACTGTGCACCGGATTGTTGGCCTCATCCCCCCAATAGCCATACATGGCCCGCAGATATTGCATCTGCGCAAGGTCATCCCGCCGGCCGGTCGAGTAATGCGGCAGCTCACTTTCCGAACTTTTGGGGTCTAGAAACTTGTTTGGCTCATTGGTCGCCTTGTCGATCGCCGCACAGCCCAGCTCGGTAAACCAGAACGGCTTTGACCCCGGCAGCCAGTCGGTGGGCAAATTGTGTCGCACCCCGCCTATGCGATTGTGGTGTGACCGATACCACCAGTTGCGCAGATCCTTGTATCTGAACACCCAGGGTTCCGCATGGGCGCCATCTGTGATCGGCAAACGGTTCTGCGCATCCCGGTCCGCCTGCGAGGCATAATACCAATCATACCCCTCGCCCCCTTCAATATTGGCCTGCAGGTATTCCAGATTGTAAATCGACCGATAGCTGGCATCCAGATGATCAACCTCATCACGCCAGTCAGACAGCGGCATGTAATTGTCGATTCCGATGAAATCGACCTCATCATGGCTCCAGAGCGGATCGAGATGGTAATAGACATTCCCCGACCCGTCGGTGGGGTGGTAGCCGAAATACTCGGACCAGTCCGCCGCATAGGAAATCTTGGTGTCATCGCCCAAAATGGCGCGCACCTCTGCGACCAGCTCGATCATTTTCTCGACCGCCGGGAAACTGTGCCCGGCGCCACGGATCTGGGTCAGGCCCCGCATTTCGGATCCAACAAGGAACGCATCCACGCCACCCGCAGACGCGCAAAGATGCGCATAATGCAGGATAAAGCGACGATACGAGAACTCCTCCGGGCCGCTATAGCTCACACCATTTGATGTCACGGTAAAATCAGACGGTTGGGCCGCCCCGAAAAAGCTAGCCACTTCCGCCGCAGCGGCGGCGGTCCCATCCGGGCTGCCGGACACCCCCGGCGCAAGCGACGTGGTGATCCGACCACGCCAGGGCAGCTTTGGTTGCTCACCACTGCCGGTCCACGGGTTGATCAACCCGTTTCCGTCGAGTTGCTCCATCAGGATGAACGGGTAGAAGGTCACCTTCTGCCCGCGATCTTTCATGGCAGTGATCGCCTGTTTCACCGACTGGTCCGTCGGGGTGCCTCCATAGACAGCGCGACCATCTTCATGCGGCACAACTGAGGCATTAGCGCGGGTGATCCCGGAGACATTCCAGGGCATTTCTTTCCCGTCATCCCCGTTTTGTTCAACCTTCGGCTGGATCTGACAGCTGCCACAGCGCAGATCCGACCCAAACCAGGACACGACAAGAGAACTCGCCCCGCAATTGGGCAGATCATTGCTCAACATCTCCAACGAGGCCTGAAAGTCCGTAAGCCCCGTTGCGTTGTTGACATTACTGCGTCCCGCAACACCGGGCTCTGCAGGAAAGGACACCTTGCTTGTGGCCAGAGAATACTCTCCCGTTCCGGGAATGATCGCCACGGCTTTGGTGCCGCGCGCCACTTCTGCAATCTGGTTGGGTTGCTCAGGCCGCACCACTTCGAAATTGAACTGGGGAATCCGGTTGCCGAACTGACCCAGAGGAAGGTCTTCGATCACAACATAGGCCGTGCCCCGATAGGCCGGCGCCTGGCCCAGCCCCATGGTTGCCTCGATCTTAGGATCAGGCAGTTGCACCTCATCCCCCGGATAGACGCGCATGTTCAGATCACTGGTCGCAATTTCCTTGCCATCCGCCCAGATACGCCCCACCCGGGTGATTTCACCCTCACAAAGCGCCAGCGCGACACTTACCGTGTAGCTATATGAGGTCACCTCTGGCTGGCTGGGGCCACCCTTGCCACCGCCTGAAGTTTTGGAGTGCTCCTTGAACCGCGTAGCCCAGATCACCTGCCCGGCGACCCGCGCACGCCCATAAAGCTGCGGGATCGGCGTGCCTTCAGACGCCCCGGTCAGACGGAAACGGTCTACCCGCCCGGTTTCCACGGGTTCAGAACCGCCCCCCAGAATTTTCCCGTCAATCATCCGTCCTAGGGTTGCCCCGACAGCCTTGCCAATGGCAACCGAGGAAAGCCCCAGAATGCCGCCGCCAATCGAAGCCCCAACTGCGCTCCCAACGCCTGCAAGCAGAATTGTTGCCATCAGTCCATCCTTTCCGGAAATGCAAATGCCGCCACCACGCGGCGCGCCCAGGGCGCTGACAGGGGGCTTTCAACCACCCCGTGGCCGCTATAGGCGTGAATGAAAGTTTTATGGGGCGACACAGCCCCCAGAATGCCAAGATGCTTTGCCACGGCGCCCTGCCTCATGCGAAACAACAGCACATCCCCCGGCACCGCTTGGTCAGGGGTTTTCTCAATCAGATACCGGGAGGCATCTTCCCAGAGGTCTTCTTGCCCCGAAGGTTCGGACCAGTCCTGAGTGTAAGCAGGCACCTCAACAGGCTCACGCCCGAGCACGGCCCGCCAGACCCCTCTGATCAGCCCCAGACAATCCGTCCCTCCCCCTGCACAGGAGGATTGATGTTGATAGGGCGTCCCAATCCAGCGCCGCGCCTCCTGCAGCGCACGTTCATTCTGCGTCATCTGTGACATGATCAACCTGTTGATGAATGCCCGGACATAACCCGCCAAGGCAATGAGCGAAGAGGGCAATGCGCTGGTTGTCAGCTCAGCGCACCGCCATCATTTTGTTCTGTGGAAACCGGGTAGGACATCAGCCAGTCCTCGCCAGGGATGGTCGGAAAGCCGCGGAAATTCAACAAGTTGTCAAATTTTGCCTTGCAGGTCTCGGCCCGTTTGTCACACCCTGCTTCCAGACGGATCACATCGCCGGCGACGATCTCGGCCCGCAGGGCTTCCCACAGGGTGATTTCGCGCACGCCGCCAGGAAGAACCTTATCCTTGCGGATCAAGCCGACCAGCCCGGCCCCGTCGCCGGTTTTCACCGAAAGCCGCCCTTTTTCAAACCAACCGCTGTCAAAAGCACCCAGAGCTGCAAAGGAAAAGGTGATCTCATTTCCGGCCACTTGCAGGGGCGCCTCGACAGCATAAGCGGGGTCATCCAGATCGACCTTGCAGGACTTGTCCCCAAGAAGCGCCGAACAAGGTTTCTGAAATGCCCGTCCCTGCGGACGGTTCAACGCTTCGGACAAGCCTACAAGCTCTGCCCGGAAGGCCCCGTTTTCACGGGTGATTTCACCGATGTTTCCACGAAACTGCAAATATCTCTGCGAGGGCGTTTCCCAGTTTACCAACCAGGCCTCGACCTCTGCACCGTCATAGCGACCCGCCCGGATGTCTTTCTCGGTGATGGCCGCGTCCGTCAACGCACCCATCGCTTCGGAATTGTCGATCGACAGGCCCGTGGTCTGTTCCAGCGCATAGGCGGTCAGCCCGGTATCCGCCTTGCACAAGACCGCACCGATCATCAGGTCCCGGTCATGATCAGTGAAGCCAAAAGCCTCGCCGTCGCGACGCGTGACCACCCAGGCTCGGCAAACGGTGGTCATTCCCGTGGCGAAATGCGCTTCAAATTGAGGAGAAAGAGGCATCAGACACGCACCTCCACAACCGGCACATTCGGCGCATCCCCCGCCTGGAAGGATGACACAGAGGTATGAATGCGATCCGTATCGAAACGCACGGGCACGTCAAACTCATACCCTGCGGTAATCTCTGCCCCCTCTTCCGGCGCGATCACAAAGCTCACCATACCGGTGGTTGCATCATAGGTGAAATCCACCCCTTCAACCAGCGGATCCCCCTTGAGACCAAGGGTCACCGTCCCCTCCACAGGTTTCTGGATGGGGCGGTCATAGCTTTGTTCACCGCTGCGATATGTCTTGACCAGCTGCCAGTCGGTGCGCGTGCCATTGCCATGGCCAATCACCTGATCGGTATAGGAAATCTCGGCAGAAGGCTGGGCGCTTTTGTAATCGGACCAATCCTTCCAGCGGAAAGAATGCAGCTGCCCGCGGCGGGCCTCGAAAAAAGCAATCAGAGTTTCGATATCGTCCAGGCTGCGCATCGCAATCCCTGCATCATAACGACGACGGGAATGCTCCCATGGCGTGTTGCGCTCTTCAAATCCATTGGCAAGCGTCACCACTTCGGTGCGCCGTTCCGGCCCCCCGATTGAGCCAAAGCTGAGATTGGCTGGGAAGCGGACTTCATGAAAGCTCATTCTAAACCCTCCTTATCGATGCCGCTGACCGCGTGACAACGCACGCGTCATCTGTGCCGCGACCTGACTTTGTGACCGGCGGAAGCCTTCCACATCCGGCGTTGAGATATTCATGGTGATATTGATGGGCTGACCACCGCCCTGCGCACGGACACCAAGGCTGCCATCGGCCCCTCGGGTCAGGGGCATGATCGCCTCAGGGCCAGCTTCGCCCATCAGCCCGGTGCCGCCACGCATCGGGAAAGTGGTGGCACCAGAAACAACACCGCCCTTGGCAAAAGGCATCACCTTGCCCTGTGCGAACGCACCGCCCTTTTCGAAGGCCAGAAAGCCGTTCATCACGGTGCCAACACCCTGGGCAATCATGCCGCCAAAATGGTTCATCACTGGCTGCATCGCCGCATTATAGGCGGTCCGCGACATGCTCTCGGCAAGGTTCGACAGTGCATCCGACAGTTTCATGCCGTCAAAGGCCAGCCCGTCAAACGCCTTTTTCAGACCAGAGCTGAAACCTGAAGACAGTTTGCCCACATCAACGTTCAGATCCGAGATGGTGGAATGCACCCCCTTGAGCTCGCCCGAAAACGCCGAGGTGAGCGAAACAGCCTGACCAAGCGAGGTGCCAAGCGCCTCGACCTGATCATCGAAACTGTCCAGCATTTCCAATCCAGACATATCTATTCTCCTTCATCTGCAGGGCGTTCATCCGGGAACTGCACCAGCAGTTCATCCAGACGGGCCCGCATCGAGGGTGCGCCCTGACCATCCAGGCCCAGCATCACCATCAACTCGTTAGGGGTCAGCGCCCAGAACTGGTCCGGACGCAATCCAAGCTTGGTAAACCCCAGCCGCATCAGCTGGGGCCAGTCGAAACCGGAGCCCGAAAAGGGGCCGGAACCGGGGGCCTTACTCACGCGGCACCACCTTCGGGGTCTGGCATGGCAAATGCGCGGGCCAGAAGCTGACCTGCTGCCTTTGCCGCCATGACCGGACCTCCGGCAATCTCGGCTGACAGAAGGTCGGACGCCTGCCCCTGCCAGCCCCCCCCGCGAAGACCGGCGACAATCAGTGCCAGCACATCACGGGTGGAAAACGCCCCACCCTCGAACCGCTCAACAAGGGACACGATTGTGTCCTCGCCAAGGCTGGCTTCAAGTTCAGCCAGCGCCCCGAGGGTGAGTTTCAAGACGTGGGGCTGCCCGTCGATGGTCAGCGCCACCTCTCCCGTCCACGGATTGGCCATGATCAGAGCGCCGTAAAGGTCAGGGCGCCGGCCGACGCCATCGACAGCTCATAGGTGGCCTCGCCATTATGCGTGCCGGCATATTCGATCGAGGTGATCATGAACGGGCCCTCAACCGTGCCAAAATCCGGGATGATCACCTGGAAGTTCTGCACTTCATTGTCGAAAAATACCTGTCGGGCACGTTCATCGGTGGTTGCATCGCGAAAGACGCCCGAGCCGGAGATGCTGGCCGATTTCACTCCGGCCCCTCCCAGAAGCTCACGCCAGCCGCCTGCACTCTCCAGCGAGGTCACATCGACGCTTTCTGCGTTGAAGCTGATCCGCGTGGCGCGCAGCCCCGCGATGGTTTCAAAAACACCCGCACCGGTCATGTCGAGTTTGATCAGAAGGTCCTTGCCTTTTTGGGCTACCATTGGGTCACTCCATTAATGAAAGCGTTAGTCGTCTTCGACGCGGGCATGGAAGGTCAGGTCGATCCTGCGCACATCCGCATCCTGAACACGGCGGGCCTTGGCCCGGTTGAAATTGAGATAGACCAGCTTGCCGCGGGCCAGGATCAGGGTGGCATCCACCAGACTGTCGGAAATGGCCGCGGCCACTTCTTTCGCCTGCTGGAACCCCGCCGCATCGGTCACCACAGAAACGGTGAACTCATGCAGCGCCCCATGGCCGGTCATGTCCGATTTTTCGGCCACATCCTCCGGCCCGATCGAGACATAGGTTCCGGTGATGATCCCGGATGGAACGGCATCATAGATCGCCGAACCAATCAGGGCATCCAGAGTGCTATCCGCTTGCAAACGTTGATAAATCGCCTGCTGAAGGGCAGCAGAAACGCCATAGCTCATGCGACCACCTCCTCTTTTGCGAAACAGGTCAGATACTGGGCGCTGCCATCCGCTTCGGTCACCGCAAGGATGCGGAAAATCCTGGCCCCTGCACGAAAGCGTTGTTCGGGTTTTGGACGTGACGGCGCACCATGAGGGGCGGCCCGGACGGTGATGCGAAAGCTGATCGAGGACAATGTCACATGATCGGCCGCTTTCTCATTCCCCGTGCCTGCTTTGATATCTGCCCAGAGCTCACCAAGCGCGACCCAGGTTTCGTCAAAGCCCCCTGCGCCATCCGGCACCCTCTGAGGCTCTTCCAACGTCAATTTGCGATTGAGAACAGGTAAGGTCACTGCGCACCCCCACCACCAAAGAGCCGCACCACACGATACCGCTGGATCAGAGCGGTCACACCAAAGGGCAGATCCCCCGCTCCGGCACTCATATCTGAACGGTTTTCATAGTAATACGCGGCCAACATCAGCACCGCTTGCGCGAGATCTGCGGGAATATCCGCCCAGTCCGCACCGAAACCAGCATCAAAACCGATTTCCACTTCACCCGCGACCGGAATGGCCGGCAGGCAGATCCCGGTCGACACCAGCTTGAGACGGTGCAGGTCTTTTTCAAGGCGATAGCGGTCAGATGCAATCACCTCATCCGCGCCAAGGCGGTCGGTAATGGTCAGGCCGGTGATTGCGCTGACCGGACCAACCGGCAGGGCCTGCGTCGCCAGATCGCGCCAGGCGGTCAAGGTCCAGGTAAACGACCGGGTGATCAGGATCTTGCCGGTGCGAGCCTCGATCGCGGCCATCGCCGCGCGCAAATAACTCTCCAACACATTATCCTGCACCCCGTCATCGGCAAACCCGGTACCCAGCCGCAGGTGGTCCTTGAATTGGGCGACCGGCAGGGCCGCGATCGGCACAGTGGTCTGCTCGACTAACATCATGGATCATCTCCGAAATTCGGGCCCCTCACGTCAAAGGAATGGGTTGGATGGGCACACGCTGTCCGTATTGCTCGGACGGAGGGGGAGCAGCTAGACAACACGGGGTTGGCCAGCGTGTGCCCAGCCCGAACGGTGACACGCACCGCCCGGACCTTGGTTCCCGGCTTAGGACACCGAGAATTTCAGCAGTTTGATCGCGGCAAAATCGCTCACGTCACCGCCCACACGCTTGGTGGCATAGAACAGCACGTGCGGCTTGGCCGAGAACGGGTCACGCAGAATGCGGGTGTCGGGACGTTCTGCCACGGTGTAGCCATTGGCAAAGTCACCAAAGGCAATCGAGGCACTGCCCGATGCGATGTCCGGCATGTCTTCTGCAATCAGAACCGGGTAGCCGATCAGACGGGCGGGCTCGCCAGCGACGGTGGCATCCGACCACAGGAAGCGGCCATCAGCATCTTTAAGCTTGCGCACGGTGCCCACGGTTTTCGAGTTCATCACAAAGACGCCATTGGCGCGGTAGTCAGCACCCAGCGCATAGATCAGGTCAAAGATCGCATCCGCCGGGTTGGTGCCGTCAAAGTCGCCATCGGTGCCTGTCGCAACGTAGCCAAGGTTGCCCCAGGTCCACGACCCGTTCTCAACCGCGGTATGGTTCAGGAAACCGTTCGGCTTGTCGACGCCATCCCCGTTGATAAAGGCAGCCGATTCCGCTCGGGCAAACTTCTCGGCGATACGGCCAGCAAGCCAGGCTTCGATGTCAAACGCACTGTCATCCAGCAGACGCTGCGAGACCTTCGGCAGGGCCGACAGTTCGTGCAGCGGGATCGAAATGCGGTCGATCTTGGGGGTGCCGGTCTCAGCGGCGGAACCGGTTTCAGAGGCCCACCCCGTTACAAGGTCGTCCTGGTCGATCAGCACGTCATAGGCGGTGCCTTCGACATTGACCACATTGGCAACCGAACGCAGGGATGCCGCGTTGGACAGCACTCCTTTGATGGTGTCAGCGGTCACTGGATCCACCAGGTAACCACCGTCGGCGGCCACGGCAGTCGACATGGCTTTGCCTTCCAGTTGAAGGCCGCGCAGACCGTCATCGTCGCCCGAACGCACATAGGCTTCAAAGGCTTTCTGGTGGGGGGCGCCAAGATCGGTTTCAGCGGCCAGGTGCGGCCGTGCCGCGTTCAGTTGAGATTTGCGATCCAGCATGGTCAGTCGCTCTTCCTGTTGTTTAAGTTTGGTGGAAATTTCAGATTGAAACTCTTTGATATCGCTCACGAAACCGGCCAGTGCGGTCTTCACCTCGGCAACCGGGGCGTGCGCCTGACCGGGACCAGAAGGCGCACCTGTCCGGCCCTGAGCTTTGATCTCTTTTTCGCTCATGGATGGGTCCTTGATAGAAGGTTCAGATCACTGGCGCGGCTCACTCGCCTGCCAGTATTTGGCGCGCCTCCGAAAGGGCGGCGGCCAGTTCACACAGGAGAGCATCATCGCCCGGGGTTTCCCCCTTGGCGCCCACCCGTGCACTGGGCAACATCGGGAAAGTGACAAGCGACACTTCCCAAAGTTCCAGCTCGCTCAAGAGCCTCTGGCCCTTGTCGTTCTTTGTGGCTTTCACGGTGCGATAGCCAATCGACAGGCCATCCATGGCCCCGGCCTCAATCAAAGCGGCGGCTTCTCGACCCCGTTCCACATCGGTCAGGATCCGCCCTTTGACAAACAGGCCCTTGTGATCTTCACGCACCTCGTCCCAGACACCAATCGGCTGGCTTGGGTCATGCTGCCAGAGCATTTTGACATTTCGCCCTTTTGCCGACAGCTCGGTAAGGCTTTTCGCATAGGCGCCTTTCAGCACAACGTCATTGCCGTTATCAACCTCGCCGAAATAGCTGGCATACCCTTCAATCGCGATGCCCTCATCGGTCTGAACTGTCTGCCCGAGGCGGACGAATTTATGCTCCAACCCCATATGGGTATGGTAATCGCTCATGTTCGCATTCCTTATTGATCGTCGTCCGACAGTTTCGGCAGCCCCAGCAGCGCGCGCTTTTCGGCATCGGACAGAAAGTCCGCCTCAGCCACGCGTTTCCATTGCTGATCCCGTTCGGCGGCCAAAGCAGGCACCTGATCCAGGTCGGGCTTGAGTGTCACGGCCTCGCCGGTGAACTCACTCAGCCAATGCCCAACATTGGCCGCAACCCGCTGCACCATCGGAACAACCGTCAACCGGTAGAAGGCCCGATTGGCTTCCTGGTAATTGGCATATGTCGCATCCCCTGGAATGCCGATCAGCATCGGGGGAACCCCAAAGGCCTGCGCAATTTCGCGCGCGGCGGCCTCTTTTGTTTTCTGAAACTCCATGTCAGAAGGCGAGAACCCCATGGGTTTCCAGTCCAGCCCCCCTTCAAGGAGCATCGGACGCCCGGCATTTCGTGCGCCGACGTGATGGGCTTCCATCTCACTCAGCAGGCGGTCATATTGATCCGCCGACATCTGCGCCTGTCCATCCATCCCCTTGTAAACAATCGCACCTGACGGACGGGCGGCATTGTCCAACAGGGCCTTTGACCAGCTGGATGCCGCATTGTGCACATCAATTGCAGTGGCCGCGGCCTGCAGGGGCGACAGGCCGTAATGATCGTCCTGCGGATGGAAATTCTTGATGTGGCAGACCGGGCTTGGCCCGTCCCCAAGATGGAACCGGTGTTTCTTGGCCCCAACCGCGTAGTCATAGGCCACCGGCCAGCCATTGGCCCCTGGCACCAGGTTCATTCTGTCCGAGCGCAGAACGTGCAGCTCCAGCGGGGTGCCCTCCTGGCCGCCAACCGCCTCCAGATACCCATTGCCGGTCAGGGTAAGCTGGCCAAACAGGGCCTCAAACAGCTCTGCGCGACTTTGCGCAGCATTCGGACGCGACAGCAGGTCCAAAATAGGGTGCTCGTCATAGCGCCGCTCAGCATCCTGAAGCACAAGCGGCAGCGCCGCGCCAGCTTCTGCAATCAGTTTCACGGACCGAAAACCAACCGGGTTGGCCGCAAAACCGGTTTTGGTCAGGCTGACCACATCCCGCGGGCTCCACGCCACCCGCCCCGAGCCATGATAGGCGATAACGGGGCCGGTGGCCGAGGCCTTGGTCTCGACCGGAGCTTCCTCACCACGCTTCAGAAAGTTAAAAACCATATGCTGGTTCTCCTCGTTTCAAGCCGCCAATAGGCAAGCCGGTTCCAGTCCGGCGCGAGCGCACCCGCGCCAGCCGGTTCATATTTCTCTTGTCTTGGGTTGGTCAGGATGCCGGTTCAATCTGCCGCAGCATCCCGCCTTTCGATGTTTGGCACTTTGCCACCACTGGTTAAAAAAGAGTTTAACCGAGCGTTCGCACCTGTGGCCGGGACCAATGCGCAACAGGGGCAATCATCAGTTCGTGCAATGCCCAGACCAACGCATCCAGGCGATCAGGGCTGCCCTTGCCCTCATACCCCGTCGGGGTCATCTGACACATTTGATCTTCAAGCTGGGAAAAGAAACCCGCGTGATAGACCTTGCCCTGCTCATAAAGTGCTGCCACCGGTTCTGCCCGCTGTGCCTTGCCCCGGCTGGCATGAACCGCCCGATAGGGCACAGAGGGATCAATCTGGCGCACCACCTGCTCCACCAGAGCCCCACCCTGATTGACTTCGGCCACCAGACGGTCTGCCCCATGTCGGTGCATGGCCGCCAGCGCCGCCTCGGCCCATTCTGTCGGCGTTGCCCCAGAGGTTGAGGCATCCTCAAGCACATAGGCGCGCCAATCACGTGGATGCCCTTCGGTCACGGCGCCCACAACGACGATACCGCATTCATCCGACCCTTTATGCGCGGTGACAGACGGGTCAACGGCAACCACGATGCGATTGAAATCCGGCAGCGCGCCCTCATGGCGCTTCTGGTCAATCTCTTTCATTTCCCACATTGCACCTTCCACCCCCTCCATCAGCACCCCGTCCAGCTCCTGCCGGCCAAGATGCGTGCCCGCATAGCGGTGGCGCACCTCCTCAAGAAAACTTTTCGCAAGATAGGCCCGGTTGGCTTCGGTTGGTGCATGGGTGGTGACGGTCGAGGGGTTGGCCAGAATTTCTTTCAGCACATTGACATTGCGCGGCGTGGTGGTGATCACCTGCCGCGGATGCGCGCCCAGACGCAAACCGAACTGAAGCATATCCCAGGTCTCTTCGGCCTTTTTCCATTTCGCCAGTTCATCCACCCAGGCCGCATCGAATTGCGGCCCACGCAGCCCTTCCGGGTCACTGGCGGAAAATACCTGCGCCACCGCCCCGTTCGGCCAGACCAGTTGGCGGCGCGAGGCAACCCATTCCGGCCGGCGATCCGGAGGTGAACACGCAATAATGCCACTTTCGCCAAACACCATCACATCGCGGGTCTGATCAAAGGTCTCACCAATCAAGGCAACCCGGCGCGAGCGGCCCGGATCAAAGGGGCCATCCCCCTCAACCTCAGCGCGCACCCACTCGGAGCCAGCGCGGGTTTTCCCCGCGCCGCGCCCCCCCATGATCACCCAGCTACGCCAGTCCCCTTCCGGCGCCACCTGATGCGGCAGCGCCCAGAAGTCGAAAATGTAAGGAAGGGCTGCAATTGCGTCGTCAGTCAGACTGCTCAGGAAGGCCTCTTGCTCGTCTGACGTCGCGCAGGCAAGCCAGTCTGCGCCCGATCTCTTCTCTGGCCTGAGCAAGGTTGAGGCTGGTTCCAGCCGCTCCTTGCCCGGCAGTTTTGCTAGTCTGTTCAA